CATATATGCAGTGCCTAATTCGCCAAAACGGTTTTTCGTGATAATTGCCTCTGAATACGGATTGTCTGTATCGGATTTATACGCACCCGTGGAAAGGGGTATCCCCTCAGGAGTACCTTTTAATCTTTAAAATCAAGCCTTTAAAATAAAAAAGATCGCACTTTATTTGGCGGTCTTAGTTTGATTAATCCACTTGTTAATATTAGTGATTTGACTAGCGCACATATCACGTTCGCCTTGCACTATGATTAAATGCTCTACCGCCTCACCGTATGTACTGCCAGTGAATGGAGTTTTTACACAAGGCACCAAGAAAGCCTGAGGCGGATAAATGTATTCCGTCTTTGTTGTCACCTTATTAGCGCAGCCGCTCAATAGCATCGTCATAGATGCGAGTGTTATAACAAGGCTGTGATTTAATAATCTTTCTGACAACTTGAATTTTGTCTTGGCTTGCTTGTTTGATTTCATCATGGATTACTCTCTGTTGTTCTACTGCTTGGCGTTCTACTTCAATCGTATCTTTTAATGATTGATTGACTTGCTCTTGGCTTTTAATGGTTTGGGCTTGCGCTTGGTTTTCGGCTCTTAGTTCATCTATATTCTTTGATTGGTGCCAAATCCAACCGCACAAGCCCAAAATGGTTAATGCGATGATTACGATTGAGTAGATTTTAAATCTGCTAAACATAATGCTCTTTCCTTTTCTCTACGCTTAACCAAGCCTTGCAGTTTTCGTCCGTCAGCATAGACCCAGCGTAAAAGTTGATTGCATCCGTCAATATACTTACCGTTTCGCACTAATCGAAACATTGTTGATTTTTTAAGATTACCGCATCCGTTATTAAACGTAACAGATACCATAGCATCAAACACAGATTGTGGTAGTGTTCTGCCATTGGCGTATCTATCAACGCAGGATTCAGCAAGTTTAATATCGTTTTTCCATCGGTATGCGATCTCTTCATTTGTGTATTTCTTGTTAGGCTCTATCTTTTGCCCAGAGTATTCTGTTGAGCCGATACCAACAGTCAATACATCAGCAGGGCATTTATATGGGGTCGCCATACAACCCTCTGCGTTACCAATTATTTCTGCTCCAGCAGGACTTAGTCTTAGCTCGCTACCAAACTGAGAGTACATAATCCCAATAACGGCAACAACAGAACAAGCTCCTAGTGCCTTTCTAGTTTTCCCTAACACCATCATCAATCCCCTGCTCTAATCGTTTCATTCTTGCCTTGTGCATTTCTTCTGCCCTGCGCTCTTCGTTTTCTCTTGCTTTGCCCTCTTGGCATTTAGCGTACATATTAACGAGACCACTGATTAAACCGATGATTAAACCAAAAATAGCTAGCCATTCCTGGAATGAATACATCGCCCAGAATGCTCCAAAGCCAGACCAAAAAATACTTTGATTCCCTGCGTCTTTTAACATTCTCATACTCCACCTCGCCATTTGTTGCGGGGCAATAAAAAAGCTCACGTTTATTGCGTGAGCTTGAGGATTGGCGGACGATACTGGATTCGAACCAGTGACACACTGCTTAACAGGCAGCCACTCTACCATCTGAGTTAATCGCCCAATAAAAAACCCCGACCGTTTCCGATCAGGGCTATAAAATTTACTTATTGCGTTCGCCATGCGCTAAAACCGCAACTTATACTTTATACTACAATTTTACTTGCAAGCTGTCAATACTTTTATTGATTATTTTTTAAAATATTTTTAATTCCATCATCTAGCGCTCTTTGTAGCTCGTTTCTTGTTTTATTGCTATCAAGAGGCTCTTTTCTCACTTGCCCTAATGCCATTTGAGTTTCTGCGTATGCTTCCGCCCAAGCCTTAGTGCCGTTTTTGTATTTTGCAACTGAGTATCTTGCTTTAGCTTGTGGTGTTGTTGAGTATGAATTACCAATAGCCATTTGAGTAAAAATGGCCGATCCACCAGTCATCTGTTTTGAACAGATTACAAAATTCTTTTGTTGATCCTCTACCGAGAACCCTTTACCGTTGCAGTATTGAACTATCGCATCAATCACCTGTTCTTGCGTGTAATTTGGATATTCCGCCTCTGCTTTGCCTGATTGCGTCTCTTTGATTAATGGCTCATTAGCACAACCAGAGATAACTGTAGCGATTGAGCAGATTAATAATAATTTTTTCATTTTTTTGGCTCCTATTGTTAGTTTTAATAAATTATTTAATTTTAATATAGATTAGATTTAAATGTTGTGACATATGTCTCAAAATAGATGGATTGATAACTATCATTTTAGAGACTTATTATAATCAAAAAATAAATTAAAAATTTTTTAATTTTTTTGAAAAAGATATTGACATCATAATCTATATTATATAATATACACACATAGCCAAGAGATACAGGCTATAAACCTAAAACTTTAACCAGACCCCACCAATCGGCAGGGGCAGAAGAAGGAAAACAAATTATGAAAACTTTAACAATCAAACAAATCCGTGAAATGTTAAGAAACAAATTTGACCGTTACGCAATTAGACAAAACGGAGATGTGCATGTTTGGGGTGTAATGCCTAATACCAATGAGTACGGCTGTTATCTACTATGTACTTTGGCTGACCTGCAAAGAAATCCAGAATATTATATTTAATACCAAGCCCCGAAAGGGGCTTATATTTAGGCGAAGTATTACATGGCTAAAAAATCAATACATATCTCACAAAATGCTGAGTTATACATAACGGACCGCACTTTGCAAGGCGAGAACAAAAACTACTCTGCTCATGTTAATAATGCTTTTGAGCAATTGACTCACCTAGCAAAAGCTGAAAAGCCAACATTATCTAAACCAGAATGGGCTGAATTATATAATGTCTATGCAGGTAGTGATCTAACTCGACTTGTATTACCATTTGACTTAGCTAATGATTTGCTGGATCACTACACCACTCTGCCTCAAGAGCTTAATGAGTTGCATAATAAGCTGATTACCATGACACAGGCGCAACAGTTTGCCGTGCTTGATTGCATCCGTAAATACTGGGCAAATGGTGAAGATGAGTAAAGTTGACTGGTTAAGTATTGACTGGACTAAAAACAATCGCGAGTTATCAGTAGAGCTTGGTAAAGCCTACAATACAGTTGCTAAAAAACGCTACCAATTGGGCAAATCTGGTAAAGCGGAAGGTAGAGCTGTAAGAATCGATAAAGGCATAAACAACCCTAATAATGCTATTGGAGGTAAGATAAGCCAGCCAATAGCGATGAGAGCTGCTAAATTAAGTCCAAAATCAGGAAAGTTTGAAACAAATATCCATGCTAAAAAATGGCGGATTGTTAGCCCAAGTAATCAAATTTTTATTGTGCGCAATTTGTATCAGTTTGTGCGAGATAATAGCGAGCTATTTTTGCCAAAAGACGTTATTTTTAAAAGACAAGGTGGCAAGCGTGGAACTGGAGGCGAATATTGCAACGCAACATCTGGGCTGAGACAAGCAGCATCAAGTGGTCGACTATGGAAAGGCTGGAAATGTAAGCAAATAAAGGATAAAAAATGAGCTATAAAAAATTAACCGGCGAACAAAAGAGAGTACTGAGCGAAAATGCCAATGCGTACTCTAAAGAGAATTATAAACAGATATCTCTAAAACTACGCCCTGACATAGCGGATAAATTTGATACCCTTTGTAAAATAAAGGGCGTATCACGCCCTGAATTAATAAAAATGTTGATTGACGACTTATAAGCTATCATCAGTTATCCTAAAAACATAAATTTGATTTTAGCGGCAACGAAAGCGCCTTTTAAAAATCTAATACCTTGCGCACGCTCTCGATACATTTTAGCTGGTGAGATGTTAAGGGTGTTGCAAATCTCTCTCTCGCTTGCTTGTTGTACGTATAAGCCCATTACTATTTGATATTGCAATAAATCGTCATCGTGTAGGTTCATTATTTGTTTTTCTATTTTAAGGCACTCGTCATCGGTTAAGAACTTGATATAAGCCTTTCTCGCAGTCGGCAGCACGGGGATTGAGATTGTTGTGCTTGGATATTCTGTTCCAATTCTGTCACGTCCCCAGCAATTACCCCATTTTTCTAAAATTCGCTCAACGCTATAAGTCATTCTCAAGCTCCTTAACTTTTGCCTTGTAGATTTTAATTTGCTCTTTGATTTCTTCGATTGTCAGTTTTAATGGCGGATGGTCGTTTCTTTCCAGGTATTCAACACGTTCAATTCCGATTTTTTTGATTAGATTTATTCGGTATTCGATCGCATTACCGCTTTTGTAGTTATTACAGGCTGAACACTGTTTGTGTATGTTGTCCTCGTTAAATCTCAACTCTGGACAGGCTCCACTGCTGCGATAGTGGCCTGCGTGATATTGCCCTTGATGATAACGACCGCAAGAAATACAAGGCTCATTTTTATCTCTCAAGCGAATGAATTTATTCACCCAGCTTTGTAAATCATCTAACCACTCGGAGCGGCTTTTGATTTTCTGTTTAAGTGCGGTCATTCTTTTCTTAGTTTCTAACCGCTCTTGTTTGTCTTGTTTCTCTTTTTTCTTTCTCGCTTGTTCCTTTGAAAGAATAATCGCACATTTGGGCGAGCAGACTTTCTGCATTGAGCTTATAGTTTTCACAAAGTAACAACCGCATACCTTGCATTTGGTTTCCTTCGGTTTATTCATAACTACCACCATTTACCAGTGATTAAGATTGTCCCTATAACTACGCAGGCATAAGCAATAATCAAAATCTTTAACTCTTTCTCATTCATCATCTGCGCCCTCAACAAAACAAATAATCACAAACACCACCACAAAGAGAACTACCGCTAGAGCTATTTCTTCTCTCATTTAGTGCCTCCAGCCATCACTAAGAATTACATCGTTTTCTGCCGCCCACGATTGAACATACTCTATAAGGCTTGCCAATCGTTGTACGCTCATTTGTGCAGTGCTTTCTCGTAGATTGATTACTTCACCCTCAAGCCCGATTACCATTTCAGCTTTTCCACCTGTTGCGATTTTGTGAGCTGACACCATAATCATTTTCCAAGTGTCGATGTCTCTTTTCTTTCCGTTAAATTCACACTGTTTGCTAATATCGCTTAGTAGTGCGTGTAATTTTGAATTCTGCTCAAGTGAGCGTGTCATCGGTTGGATTTTTACCACCAGCGGTCTTTTGTCGTCCGTTGGCAGCTCTTTGATAAATTCAATGCAATTCAACCGCACTTGGTTTGAGCGTAGAAAGAATTGTTTCTTGTCTATCATTGAATCGCCCTTTTGCCATAACTTTTCGCATAGCTTTTCGGTGCTTGTTGCGGTTTTTCGTTTAAATCTTGGTAGGCTTTTGCTTGGTCGCAATCAACAAAATGACCTTTATCAAATCTCATATATGCAGTGCCTAATTCGCCAAAACGGTTTTTCGTGATAATTGCCTCTGAATACGGATTGTCTGTATCGGATTTATACGCACCCTCACGGTAAAGCATAATGATTTGGCTTGCGTCTTGCTCAATCGAGCCTGAATCTCTTAAATCTGAGTTTGCTGGACGTTTAACTGCTCGACTATCTACTTCACGGTTAAGCTGACAAAGTAAAATAATCGGGATATTGAAATTTCTGGAAAACGTTTTGAGTTTACTCATTGAGTTTGCGATAGCTTGGGTTAGGTTGATGTTATTTGCTTGCTTGTGATCCATTAAGCCTAAATAATCAATCACAATCGCAGAAAGGTTTCCGACTTCACTGATATGTCTCTCTGTAATCGCACAGATTTCATCCGCTGATAAACCGCCACGGTCAACGAAATAGATTTTTTGCTCACGAATATCAGTGATTGCGTTGGTTAAACGGTTGTAATCTAAATCGTCTAATTCTTGTGGATTGCGGAGTTTTTTAACTCCAACACCACCAGTCGCACTTAGCAAGCGGTCAATTAATTGGAAATTTCCCATTTCAAGGCTGAAAAATAATACTGAACCGTTGTTCTTGGCGATGTTTCGTGTGAGCGTTAGGCTGAATTCTGTTTTACCTGTACCGGGACGACCTGCAACCACTACGATGTCAGTAGAATTGATTCCGCCTAGAATGTTATCCACTGCCTCAATGCCTGTGTAAAGTAAACGCTCTTTAAAATCGCTTTGTGAGCGTTTTTCTAGTACATCAATGTAAGAATCCATCAATTCACCCATTGCCACAGGTTTAATTTCTGTTTTGCTGACAAGAAGTTTTTGAATTTGATTTAACGCTTTTTGGGTTAATTCATTCACTTGGCTTTCGTTGCGAGCTTGTGACATTTCGCCAGCAAGTTTAAGCATAGTTTGTTGAGCGGAACGGTTTACCCAAGAAGAATGGATTTTTTTCGCATAACCTAAAAGGTTTCCACCGTAAGTCGCTTTATTTGCCATTTCCGCTAACGTTGCTAGGTTTTCGCCATAGTCTTGAGATAGCAGCAAGAAGTCGATTAAATCGTGTTTACGGGCTTGCTTGCGAATGTTTGCGTATAAAGCACCTAGATTGTATGTTGCGAACATTTCAGGTTCTAACCAACTAATCACTTCACGGGCTTGAGCAGTTAATCCAGTCGCTAGCATTGAGCTGATTAGTCCGTATTCTAGGTTGTAGTTATTATCTTGCGTTACCATTACCAATTCCCCTCTAAAACTTTATCCAATGTTGTCTCTCTCAAGATATATTCAAAATCTGCTTTCCAGCCTCGATTGTTTTCGCCAAAGTAGAAACTCGTGGCGGACTTTAAGAAGTCTTTGAAATACTCACCAAGGGCGGACTCTACATCGGACTCAATTTCAAATCGTTTAATAAACACTTGAGCGAGTTTCTTAATCGCTTTCTTGCGTTTATCACTTAACTGTGATGGATTAGCGATTAGTGGTAGATTTGAATTTAATTCTTTCACCAAGGTGTTGTATGTTTCTGCTACTGCTGAATAATTAACCTTGATTGAATTTTGTTTTTTGCCAGTGTGCGGCTTGTCCGCACCACCGACTTCCGAATGTTCTGCGTTAGCAGAAATTTCATCGTCAGATATACGGTTAATTGATAGGTTAAAAGAGTGACTGGTTCTGGGTGCAGAATTTTCACTACCCCCTAGTGCAGAATTTTCACTACCCAGTGCAAATTTTTCACCCCCTAGTGCAGAATTTTCACTACCTTTTGTTAGGTGTAAAAGATATAAATTTGTGCTTGAACCATCTTTATTTTTGCGTGCTTTTTTGGTGACAAATCCCATTTTGATTAAATCATCAATATGACTAATCGCACTGCGTTTTGACATTTCGCATTTGTCGGCAATGTATTGATAACTAGGAAAGCAAACACCATCATCGTTAGCGTTGTCGGCAAGTTTTAAAAGCACAAGTTTTCTCGCTGGATTGCCTACTTCGCAATTCATAGCTTGAACCATTAATCTCATACTCATATTTCCAATTCCTCAATCGCTTGATCTGTTACTCTGTCGTATTCTTCTTGGCTTGCGTTTCGCTCTCTTAGCTCTCTTTTAACTGCCTCGTATGCTAGGATTTTTTCTCTATCGTCTAAGCTAGCTACAAATTCGGGGGAGAATAATCTTTTCATATCAAGCCACCAATCTATATTCAGCTACGCATTTTCCACTTGGTACTACAATCATCCGTCTTTCGATTTTGTGGCCTTGTTGTTTTAGGTCATAAATTCTTGCTCCGAGACGTAAGCAGTTAAAACGCTTTTCCGCATCTAAGTGGGTTAAGCGGTCTCCTTGTTGTAAGGCTTTAAGAATTAATGCTTTTTGAGTTTTGCTAGAACTTTCATTTGCGTTTTCGTTCAATTTAGGTGATAATTTAGTCATCTTTTGATGTCCTCCGACTGATAAAGGTTATTACATACGACTTAATCAAAGCCTCTGTTCCAGCAGGGGCTTTTTTTTGTCGCCTAATTTCTGGTAAATACCTGTTTGATTGCTTTGCTTGGAATAATTTCCCAAGGCTTAACCTCAAACTCTGTTGCAAGCACGATAAGTGCTAATTTTTCCGCTGATGGTTGAGTTTTATTGTTCAACCAATAAGAAACCGCCATTTGCGTAACACCGCATTTTTTAGCAAGCTCTTTCTGCCCATTGCATTTTTTTATAGCTTTTAAAATTCCTTTATTCATAATAAACCTTGCTTTATTAAACTTTACGAGTATGATAAACGAAACTTTACCGAATGTAAAGTTTTATTTTCTTGTCTTTATAAAGAAAACTTTTACAATCTATTTAGAGGTGAACTTATGAACACACTAGATACACTAGGCAAACGAATTGCCTACGTTATGGATTTAAAAGGAATTTCAAGACAGCTTATGGCTGAAAGATTAGCCACCTCAACAATGGCTATTGGAAATATTATTAATGACAAGGTGTTAAAACCACGCAACCTAACAGAAATTGCCGAATTGCTTGGTGTTGATTACAAATGGCTTAGAGATGGTGGAAATTTTGAAGATGCCGTTATGACAGATCCAAATTCTATCCAATCAGAGCTACAAGGCGATCTAGTCAGTAGTGAATTCGGTGCTTTACATAAACACAGAATAGATTATTACGATGTGAGAGCAGCAGCAGGATTAACAGGCTTTGAGAATTCGGACTATCCAGAGATTATCTCAAGCCTATATTTAACAGACGAGGGAATGGCTCAATTAGTCGGCAAAAAGTCATCAGATGGTATTTGTCTTGTAAACGTTCCAACCGACAGTATGGAGCCGACCATAAGAAAAGGCGATATTGTGTTTTTAGACACAAAAGTTAATGCTTATAGTGGCGATGGCATTTATGCTTTTGCCATTGACGGTGCATTGTTTATTAAACGTATTCAGAAGATGATCGGAGGCGGTTATCGTATGATTTCGGATAATGAAATATATCCACCGGAACAGATAAGCGATGACGTGTGTGAAAACGCTAAATTCATTGGTAGATTTATCCGCACTATCCATATTGAGGCAGTAAATTTATAGATGTGATAAACATAAAAGGAAATAAATTCATAAGGCATGGACGCCTTTCTTTAAGTGTTTTTGATAACAGTTGGCAAAGTTACGCCTAAGGTAAATTAAAATGAGGGAATTACTATGGATAATTTAAAACTTGAATACTTTTCCAAAATTAATTTAGATGACCCATTCTTTGATAGTTTAAAATCTGATTATAAAGAATTTCCTAATTGGTTTAGTAAAAAACGAGAAAAAGGTGAAAGTGCATTTATTTTTATAAACAATAAAGGTTTATTGGATGGATTCCTTTATTTAAAAATAGAAAATAAAAAACTA